ACGGGCGAAGGGACGCGGAAAGAACAGACGAAATTCGAGATATTGAGGAATCATAAGTACTACGAAAAAAACTTGGAGGCGGCCGAATACAACATCGTCCACTGGTCGGCGAAGCTGGATCGGATCGCGGGCGCGCGGACGGACACGGAATTTTTCGGGGGCGGCGTGCTTCCGGCCGACAAGGTGGGCGACTATGTGGAGATGTGGCAAGAGGCGTGCGACGGGTTCATGGAGCAGATGGCCATTTCGAAAGAGCAAATCAAGATGTGCCACGATATCTGCGATGAACTTCCGCCGAGGTATGCCGTGATTATGCGGATGCGCTACATCCAATATAAGACTGTTCGAGAGATCGCAAAAGAGTTGAACTATAGCGAAGAACGCATCAAGCAGCTTTGCGCAAAAGCAAGAGACATGCTAAACATTACACTTAATTACCCTTTTGAATAATTTATACTGTATAAGGGCGAAGCGATCAAAGCGAGCGCCCTTTCGTCAATCATGCAGATATCGGGAAACGAAGCCATTCTAGCTATCTGATGAACGCAAGAATGCGCGACCGACACGAAAGCACGCTGGAGATGCCCCGCGTGCTTTCCTCGTTACTCGCTGCTTCTACTTCGCCGGACGCTGGAGTTCTTCGGTCAGTGCGTCTTGAACGAAGCGCGACAGGTTGATGTGTTCGGCTTTGACGTGGTCGACCATCCATTCCGGCAGACTGATCGTCTTGCGCACCGCGCGGGTGTTGAGCATTTTTGCATACGCTGCCGGATCGCAGTCGATGAGGGTAGTGAATTCTCCTTCTTCGAGGGGAATGTCGGCGGGATTACTAGGCGGAGGAATTTCAACGCCGTCTTCCAAACGATCCAGCAGGGTCAGCGACAGGACATCGCGTGCCATATACATTGCGTTCGATACGCTCTTGCCTTCGCTCATCGCGCCCGACAAGTCCGGGAAGCGGATGAAGTAGCCGCCCTCATCCAGCGGTTTAAAGATAGCTGGGAATACATAGTTCGTTGCCATTGTGTTATCACTCCTTTCGTTGTCTTTATTATACGATAACGGAAGCAAAGAGTAAATACTTTTTACGTAATTTATTTAAAAAGTATGCGTTATTTTTTGGGGCGACCTAAAAATTCGTTAGAAAAGTCGTAAAAGCAGGTGAGCGGGTCCTTCTGACGCCCCGCCCCTGGTGCGAGGCTAGCGAGCCCAATCCGCGCCTCGTTATGAAAAAAATAAAAAGGTTAAGAAACTAAGAAATCGAGGATGCCCATGACAGAAAAAAAGAAGCCAGCGGACGTCAAAATCCAAAACGGCTGCGTTCTTTACTGCACGGCGCGTCTCTGCCATTTTTTAGGGATTTCGCAGGTGACGCTGCGTAAATGGGTGAAAGAAGGATGCCCGCAGGTTCGGCGCGGCTGGTACGATCTGGAGCATGTTTTGCTCTGGCGCGGCTACATCGGAAACAGTCGCCCTGTCGGCGATACAGAACTCCAAGCCATCAGCCTGCAAGAGCAAAAACTCAAGGTGGAAATTCAATACAAACAGACGATGACGGAATTAGCTGAATACAAACGGGAGATCGCGAACGGTTCGTATATCCGGCGCGAACTGGTGAATGCGGAATTGTCGCGGTTTTTCACGGTATTCAAGACAGCGGTTCGAAACATTCCCCGCAAGATTGGCGCACAACTATACAGCATACTCGATCCGATCGAAGCACGTCGCATCGAACAGGACATACAGGATATCGTTGATCGGGTTCTGCGGCAGTTTGTTAGAAAGTTTGGCGAAGACGATGGGCCTTAAGCGAAAGCTGTTTGAATCCTTTATCAAAGATGCGCTATCCGCGCTTCTGCCGCCGGAAAAATTGACCGTATCGCAATGGGCGCAGGCACATCGGGTGCTCGACGGAAAAACAAGCGCTATTCCTGGCGAATGGTCGAACGATCAAACGCCGTATCTGGTCGAGATCATGGATGAATTCAACAATCCCGAGACCGAACAAATCGTCTTTGTGAAGCCGACGCAGGTGGGCGGGACAGAAGCGCTGCTGAATGCGATCGGCTACTTTGTCGGCCAAGACCCGCGTCCGATCTTGCTGGTGGAACCGACGGAACTACTGGCGATTAGCGTCAGCGAAAACCGCTTGCAGCCTATGCTGCAACTATCGCCGCAATTGTCAGAAAAATATTTGCCGCGCGAGAGCACGCAAACCGAAATCCAATGCCAAGGCGCGTACATTTCCCTCAGTGGAGCGAATTCGCCGTCGAGACTGGCGAGTAAGGCCATCGGGCTTTTGTTGCTGGACGAAGTGGACAAATACCCCGGCGCATCCAACAAAGAAGCCGACCCGGTCAGTTTGGCGATTGAGCGCACCAAGACCTACGGAAACCGCAAGATTTTCATGACGTCGACGCCGACCTATATCGGGGGACATATTTGGCAGGCGAAGGAAAGCGCCGATGTCGAAAAGCACTATTTTGTGCCCTGCCCGCATTGCGACGAATGGATCGAATTGATTTTCGGCCAGATCAAGTGGCCGAAAGATGACGAGATGTCGCAGGTTGGCCGCGCGGAACTCGCCTGTTACATTTGCCAAAACTGCGGTGCGATGATTGGCGACGCACAAAAACCGCTTATGCTGCGCCGCGGCCAGTGGCGCGAAGTGAAACGGCGCAGCGCACGCGCCACGACCGTCTGTTTTTGGATGAACACGCTTTATTCGCCCTTTGTCACATGGGCGGGAATCGCTCGGGCGTTTCTGTTGTCCAAAAACGACCCGGAGAAGCTGCAAAACTTCAAAAATAGCTGGCTGGCTGAGCCGTGGCAGGATCGCATCACCACCACAGACGCGGACATGGTACTCGCCCGCCAAAGCGAATACGAACGCTTTGAAGTGCCGGAACAGGCACACCTATTGACGGGCGGCGTGGACGTGCAAAAAGACTGCGTGTATTGGACGATTCGCGCATGGGGTTCCTATTTGACCAGCTGGAACGTGGCGCACGGACAGGCGCTGTCGCTGGAAGACATTCCGGCGATGATGGATCAAATCTACAAAAAACGGTCGGGCGAATTGATGCAGATCAGCCTTTGCGCCATCGACAGCGGCGACCAGACCGATATGGTCTACGATTTCTGCCAGCGCCACTGCGATTGGGCGATTGCGGTCAAAGGCGCGTCGCACAGCATGATGGGACACTACCGGATATCTCACGTCAATAAGGCGAACAGCCGGGCGCAGGGGCTGACATTGGTGCTCGTCAACACGGATCGGTATAAAGACGCCATTGCGGCGCACATTCGAAACGAGGGGCGAGGCGCGTGGATGGTTCACAACGATTGCGACCGGGACTACGCCGAGCAGGTCACGGCAGAACAAAAGGTCAATATTCGGCGCGGTGGCCAGATGGTTCAAAAATGGCAGCCGAAAACCACGCACGCCGCCAATCACTTTTTCGATACCGAAGTATATGCGTTTGTGGCGGCTGACTTGATGAATGTGCGCGGATTGTATAGGGACGAGGAGGGAAGCGATGCAGGATGAACTGCGGGGTTTGAACCAAGCCGATCTGCGGGAGGTTATTCGCGAAGCGATCTATAAAATTGCGACGACAGGGCAATCATATAAAATCGGGACGCGCAGCCTAACCCGTGCGGATTTGGGGCAATTGCGAGCGCTGCTCAAGGACTTGGAAAGCCAGACGGAGGAACTGCCCGGCGCTCTGCCCGGCGTCAATGTATCCATGCACGACAGGAGATGAGTATGGGGTTGTGGGAAAAAACGGTGCGTTTTTTTAGAAAAGCGGTACCCAACCAGACAGAATCCGCCGGAGAGAACCGGCGGCAACGCAACTACGATGCGGCGCGACCGGATCGCCTGACGTCGGGGTGGTATGCGCCCTATGGAACCGGGCAACAGACGGACACCGCCTACCGCGCGACGCTTCGAAACCGGGCGCGCGATCTTGAGCGAAACAGCGATTTTCTAAACGGAATCCTACTGGCTTACGAGCGCAATGTCGTCGGCGCAGGCATCCGATTGCAGGCCAAAACGGGCGAACCAGCGCTGGATAGCCAGATTGAAACGCTGTGGTCGCTGTGGTGCGAAGCGGAACACTGCGACGCCACTGGGCAACAAGGCTTTGATGAGCTGATGAGCATGGTGTTGCAGCGAAAACTTGTCGACGGCGGCGTTTTGATCCATATGGGAGCTGATAGTGCGGGGGTGGTGCCGCTACAGTTACAAGT